ATGACGGTGGGGGGTGTATTTTTAACGACCCCCTCCCTATCCTTTACGGCTCTCTTACTACTTTTATGTATATATCTAATGGATCAATCTTAATTAATTCGTCAACTGCTCTTTCAACCTCTTCATTTTCTTCTAATTCAGTCATATCATCAGTTAAATGTGTCAATCTTCCAAGTTTATTACTTGTATAATAACCTTTTTCAATGTCAAACATGAACCAAGAATTGAAATCATCGAAAGGATTGAAAGGATTGTCGATTGTTGTTGCTGTAACTTGTCTAAACATTCTATTTCTCTCCTTTCAAATATTTAGAAACAGTTGCTGGTGAAATGTTCATCTTTTCAGCAATCTGATTCAATGTAAAGTTTGAAGCGTTCATCGCTTTAATTCTATTGATTTGTGTAGCATTTAATGTACTACTTGCTTTTGGCATTGCTCTTTCTCTAAGAGTATCTGGATCAGAGTTATTTAATATTTTCTTTAGTTTATTTTCACTAATTGCTCCAGCTTGAATAGCTTCCCATTCTCTGTCAGTTATCTTAATAGCTCTTGATCTTCTAGAAACAGAACCAACTTCTGATCTATATTTAGATAAAGCTCTTTGAGAAGTCTTCTTTAAGTCGCCTGGTTTCATATCCGGGTCGGCCTGTTTTTTAGCATTGATCTCGGCACTGGCTAATCTTACAGCTGTTCTTTCTCTAACTGTATTTTTTAGCGCATCATTTAATTTAGCCTCTAGTGCGGATACCTCTTTTTGGTATACCTTCTTAGCACGGGGGTTAGATTCTAGATTACCGGTCTTAATGATCTCTTTTCTAGCTTGATTTGCCATGGCCTTCATACTATTGGCATAGTCCGCGTATAGTATCTCCATAGGGTGCTTACTACTAGATACTAGTGTCATAGCGTCATCTGTTTCAGCCATTCTAGTACTGTCAATAGTACGGGCTTTTGTTCTGTATTTAATAGTGCCGTCCTTATTGGTATAGTATACTTCACCAGTTTTAGAGTTCTTCTTCATAACTGGTTCATACTTATCGCGGTCTGCTTTACTGTTCATGTCATAGGTGATTGTTTTACCTGCAGCGGTCACTACAGTTTTACGTCCAGTCTTCTTATCATAGTTGCCATCAACATAATAAACATCTTTATCTGGGGCTGTCATGTAAAGTAATGCACCCTCTGGTTTACTAGGATCATACCAACTCTTTCCTTTGGCATTAATTCTCGCTTCACCTTTTCTCTTTATTACTGTCTTTTGTCCCTTAGCTCTTGAGATGATAGTGGAAGCTCCGCCGCCACCAATTACATTTCCATCTTTATCAAACTTAGGTTGGTACTTTCTTTGAAGAGTAGCGATGTTATTGTCTACATAACTTTGTTTGTAGTCTAACTTATGTTTCTCAGCATCAATAACGACCATTGAGTGTCTTACTGCGGCAGCTAATTCATCATTGCTAGCTCCAGCCAATGTCATATCTGTGATAAGGTTAGATATTATACCCATTTGAGTATTGGTATTTTTCATTATCTTAACTTCTTTATCACCACGATAATAACGTTTCTTACCATCAGCTCCAACTTTCTCAACAGTTCCATATTCTAATTTGTTATCGAAACCTTTTAATCCTGGTAATTCAGGAGTACTAGTAACTTTAACTTTACCTTTTCTATCATGTGTAGGAATACACATAACAGTATCTCCGTCGAAGTCTGCGCCAGATAATCTTTCTGCAACTTTAGCAGTGATACCTATAGCATCTTTAACATCTGTTCCTAATAATCTTCTAGCTGTAGCATTTTTATTATCTACAGTAAGAATAGGTATTTCAAATGTTCCACCATGTGGATATCTTATTAATGCTAGTTTAGTCCCATCTTTATAGTTTGGCGCATAAACTTTATCGTCGCCCATACTATTTACTGGAATAATTACATGGTACTTTTGACCAGGTAGTGCAGCTGCTTTAAGACTAACTGCTGCTGAATCACAACTACTAGCAAACTTTTCCAAATAATATTTCTTAACAGTTGGATTAGTTAATGACATTATTTCATCTAATTCAGCTGCTTTATCAGCTTTAGCTAAGTCTAATTGTTTCTTAGCCATTTGTTTAGATTGTTTAGCTAGGAATTGAGATGGTAAAGTGTCGGCCCAATCTGACCAATCTCCTTCGTCTGCTCTTTTATTAATTAATCCTAACTTCTTTTTACCAGTAGTTTTATCTGTATACCAGTATTGTCCACCTTGATCAGCATCTTTAATAGCTGAACCAAATGGATTATCTGGATCATCTTTTATAGCTTTTAAAGCTTTATCATAGCTGGTCTTTGAAGTGTTAAATACAACATCAACACCGTCAGGCATATTGTCTGAATACACAGCCATACCTTTTAAATATTTTTTACCATCAACTAGAATACGAACTTGAGAGTATCTTGATTCTCCTAATGATAAATCGTCTACTCCTCTTCTAAGTTCTATTATTCCGTCTTTTTCTCTAGAAGGTCGTCCATCTGTTCCGATGTCATCTGCTAATAATACTTTTAATCTTTTAGAATCTAGACTAGCAGGATAATGGAATTTCTTTTCATATGTCTCTCCACCATCTCTGGTGATGTAATCTTTAATAGTTTGAATTTGGTCATACTTATAAATTTCTTTATGCTCTACATCTGGTTTAGCTAACACTTTTAATGTAGTCATTTGATTTTTATTAGTAGGTTGTGGAACACGACCGCCATATACATTATAGCCTTCTCTTTCAAGCATGTATAAAGCAGTGTCCAATTTTTGTCTAGATACATTAAGTTCTCTTTCTACTTCAGATCCAACGTCAACCATTCTTTTTTCGTCAACTTGTTTCTTTAAGAAATCAGCTGTTTCTCTAGATTTTAACATTCTAGATTCAGACTCTTGATTTAATAATGATCTAATAGTAGATTCGGGCATTCCCATACGTCTACCAATTTCAGTATCACCAAGTCCATCTTCTTTTAAAGATTTAGCTCTAGCAACATCTAGCATTCTTCGTTCATCTTTGCAGATAGATTTTTCAATACGATATTGTGTAGTTGTAAGTCCGAATTCTTTCATAATATTTTCAGGTGTTTCTGCCCATCCAGTTTTCTTAAGTTCTTCCACCCTACTTAAGAAGTCTCGAGTATGTTGGTATTTATCTTCACCAGACCCCCATGGGTATCTTCCTGATCTTCTAGGCATACCATAATGTTCTAGAAATTCATCATTTGTTAATTCGGCTGAACCTAAATAAGATGCTATTTCATCTGATATCAGACTCATTGTTACGCCCTCCCTTCCATATTTTCTATTAATTTATTTAAATGTACGATCTTATCCATAATCGGTAGAATGTCTTCAGCAGTTGGATTATGAACAATCACTTCATCATTTTGGTATATTCTTAATTCGAATTTAATTTCACCAGGTTTGATTTTATACTCTAAACAGAATAGAGCAGCATATATTTCTAACTGTTCCATTTTTACTTTTGTAGAGCCTGTTTTTAAATCGTGTATTCTAAGTACCCCGTTTCTAAAACAGATTGCATCAGCTGTTCCAAAAAAGTATTCAGAATAAAATAAAACAACCTCAGTGTGCATCCTAAAACTAATAGCGTCATTTACGTACGCTGAAAGAGTTTTTTCAGAGCGAGGTTGTTTAATACCTAGTTTAATTGTTTCTGCTGCCCAAGCATGTAATCTTGTTCCCCATTCAGCAGCTTTTAAATTTTTGTAAATTTCAATAGCTTTTTCATCATCGTATCTTAGCCAGCTTGATTTGCTAGCACCAAAAGGAGCATGTAGTCCTTCTAGATTTTGATGGTTATTGAATTTCATTTTTGTCTCCCTTCTATTTGTTGAACACTTCCCCTAATTCATTCAACACTTGATCTTTATTCTCTGGATAAATAAATCTTGAAAACGACATCTCGTTCATTTTATTAACATAATATTCTTGGTTTGGTTGTTTAACCGCTTTTTCGCTTTTTTTATTTTCTAGTGTCGCCCATTTATTTTTATAAAGAATTAATAAATCTGGAATTCCTTGAATATCCGTAGGATCTAATTTAGTTATTATGCATCCTGGAAATTTTTCTTTAAGTTCTTTCTTTAATTTTTCTTGGAATCCGCCTCGACCCGTTTCTCTCATTTAGAATTGCCCCTTTCCAAACGTGTCAAAAAAGACAAAAGGGTATGGCCATAAGCCACGCCCCTTATATTCTCTCTTTCTCTCTATAAAAGGACATGTTTTTTTCGCGAATTAGTATTTGGAGGAAAGAATGTCTCGACAGAGCAGTCTAATGCTAATGCTAATCTGTATAACATGTAATAGTTAGGCAACCCATATCCATTCACGTATCTACTAATTGTTGTTTGGCCAGAACCTATCATATCAGCCAACTCTTTTTGTGTTATGCCTTTTTTCTTAATTAAATTAAATAACACATTCGAAAAATAGAATGTTAATTCATTATCAGTACGATAAGCCATAATAACCCCTTTCTAATATTCTTTGTATAGCAAATCTTCGATAGAGCAACCTAAAGCTCTTGCTATTTTAGCAGCCATTACAACACCTGGTACACATTTACCAGTCATATATCTAGTTATCATTGTTTGAGATGTGCCAACAATTGACGCTAAATGTTCTTGTGTTATTTCTCGTTGTTTCATAAGATTATATAACCTTATCTTGAATGAGCGCTTCCACTCTTCGTCAGACAATTCATGACCCTCTGGATAGAACCCTCTGGAACTATGTAACACTGTGTCATACAAACATCTTCTTCCATCTTTAAATTTGAAATATATTTCATACTTACTTACATATCTCGCTTCTTCTAAATCTTCTGCGGTAGCAAACGGATCAATGTACGGTAAATAATTGTGTATAATAAAATTACTCATAAAATATCCTCTCTTTCGTGTATTTTTAAGTTCTGGTCAAAAACCCACTTTTTTTCTCATATTCTTTTATTTTTTTGTATTTATTACATATATGTACTATTTACTATTTTTTTGTCCGATATTAAAATAAAAGTGGGCAAGTGGGCAAAAACCTCGCAAAGCCTTATAAATCAAGGGTTTACGCTGGCCACTTTCGTTTTTAAAAGTGGGCTTTTGGTCACTTTTTTTGGCCAAATCAAAAATTTTTAAAAATTACCAACTTCGTTTTTTCACAAAAAGTGGGCAAATGGTCAAATCTGCGGACCAAAAGTGGGCAGAAAAGAAGAGACTATGTTAGTCCATAGCCCCCTCTTCAACCCCTATTTTTGCGTACGTAGACCTACCGATCCTAACCTTTTCAGGTCCATCCTTATCCTTTATAAGACTGTCCACCTGCTTACTTGTCAAAGAAATTTTGTCATGTATATATAACCCGATCATCCATTCTACCCCTATAATGTCTGTCCATTTCTTTAACTCTTCATCAGTAACTTTTTCTTTTTTAGCCATTAATTTTTATTCTCCTTATTTAACTTTTTTACTTGGTCTTCCAGCTTTCTTCTTAGGAGTTACTTTTGTAGTTTTTTCAACTTCTTCCTTAATCTTAGTGTATTGTTCTAGAGCAGCTGTTATAGCAGCATTTCTCTTAGCTTGAATTTCTAAATTAGTTGCAATACGTAATACAGCTACGAATCCAGCTACTAATATAGCTAACACTAATAATACAAATGTCATCCAATGCATTAATTATTCACCTCGACTTTCTCACAATATATTTTTTCGTTTTCAACTAAACATCCGTTTTCTAATTCTTGTGGTTTACCTATAGCTAGCCCGATCATAAAACCTATAAAGATAGCAAATAATGAACACGCTACAACCAATTCAAATTCGTCCATTATACTTTCTCCTCCATAGGAACGCCTAATTCTCTATAAGCGTGCTCCTTATGTTCATATCTGCGTTCAACGTTTTCTTTAATACTGTAATAATTATTTCTAACATCTCTATGATAATTATCTATACGTTCTCTGTTTTCTTTAGCCCAATCTAAATCACGTTGTGCGTCTTCTAATTTACTTTTTAAAGATTCCTCTCTCTTCTTTTGATTATCATAATCTTCTTCTCTTCTCATATTCTCGATAGTATCAAATATCGCATCTATCTTTGCATTTAATATTTCAAATTCTTTACTGTTCATTTGGTATCTCCTTCTTTCCATTATTTATTGCGTCTAATATTTCTTTACCACTAAACGCAATAGGTACTTCTCTGCTTATAGCTTTTGTTGCCCACATACATGCTTCTTGTAGTCGTTCGTCACATATTCGTAATTCATCGCTACTAGGCGCATTCTTTTGGATCACATACCATAAGTCTTCGAACCCCATTCTAATTTCGTCTATCCTTTTTACTTGATTAAGTGAAATCTCTCTTGCCCCAAACTTATCCATTACTTTAACTCTCCTTTAGCAGCCATAATAGACATATTAACTAAATCTCTTAATTGATCTTCGTTTAATATATTCTGTCTCATCAATGTTTCTAAATAACTAGCAGTAGCTGTATAAATAGAAACTGGATTACCAGTGATTATTTGTTTAGAGTTACCCATACCAGGATGTCTGAAAATATAAATGTCGCAATCGTACACTTCATCCATCTCCCCAGTAATCTTAGGAGTAACCCCGGGATATATCTTATCTATCTTTTTTCTAAAATCATTTAAAGCTATCATTATTTCTAATTCAGTAGAAGCTGAAGTCTTACATTTGTTTCTCATCGTTATCTCCTTTCGCTAGCTTCACTATGTAATTCATAAAATCTTCAACATCATAACCAGCATCGTATATAACTTTCCAACGATTACTACAATAATCAATAATGTTGTTTAATCTGTTCAATAATTCACGTACGTACCTTTCCTTTTCATCCTCCAACACAAGTTCGTTCATCTTCTTAATATACTCGTCACATGACAATGTCTCGTTAATGCTCATACAAATATCTTCGTCAGATATTGTAGGAATCGATACTGTAACTGTTTCCATTTCGTTATCCATTGTTTTCACCTTTACTCTCTATAATTTCGTCTAACTTCTGTATAACAAGCTGTAACTCTATAATTGTTTCTGTGAACAATCTATCCGCCAGACAATCACTTCTTCCGAAATCCACATCAAAACTCTTTTCTATTTTCTTATCGATGTAATCTCTTACATCTTTTACTTTAGTAATAATGCGTTCTACCGGATTAGAGTCTTCTTTAATAAGTGACCCTCCTCTTGGAAACATTGACAAACTACCATTAGAACGTTTTGTGAATTTCCAATTACCGATTATTTTTGGATATAGACTATCTTCATCCTTATGAGATTCTATAAACTCGTCTATCTCTTTGTTACTAAACCAATGAGAATATAAATTACCATCTATGTCTCTATAGAATCCTTTTATATGTCCCCTCTCATTAATTTTGTAATCTGTCATATACAACTTGTCTTTCATTCCATACCATTCGTCCCCTTGTAATCTTTTATGGTATTTCTTACTCATCTGTTTTCACCTTATCCCAATTATCTATCTCAACATCGAAACCATGTTCTTGTAATACTTTAGTTGAATGCTCGTAAGTACCTCCGTAGAATGTGTGAGTGCTTAAATATACATGATGATCAAAGAAGTTTTTATACTCTTCACTGTCGTGAGCACAATTACACCAGAAATTATCATCAAGATCGTCCTCATCACAAATAGGAACTATCCATCCACAACAATCATTTATTATGATTCTATATTTATCATTAGCTGGAACCTGTGAAAGGTCTTCCCAATCTCTAATTAATCTACTCATCGAACATCTTTATAAACCTTTCATATAGTTTTTCTTTTTCTAGTCTTTCGTAAATATCTCTAGGTTGTATTGTGAACTCTACTTCTTCAGCTAATTCAACATCTAATATTATTGGTGTTTTTAATCCACATAGTCTCGTATACATAATGTCACGATATTCACTAACTAAGAATTCAGGCATGAAAGTATCGCCATGATGACACTGAACAACCATTTCCGCATATGTACTAGGTTTCATTCTAATAACAACTTGAAACTTGTTCGGATATAAATATTCTTCTTCCCAAGCGTCTCTCATCTTCATATACTCGTCTACGATTCTATCTTTAATCATTGTTTTCACCTTTTCTAACTTCCTCATAATCTTCAGACCATCTAGCAAATGTATATAACTCTCTTAAACCTAATTTTTCTAACATACCTCTTAAAGTCACCACATATTCACTATCTAAACCGTATCCACTTCTTAAATAACTTAGTATCTCTTCGTTTAATATTTCTTCTAAATAATTTAATTCTCTTTGATTAAACATATTATCTCCTTTTATACTTATCTCTATGTTTGCTGGCATTGATTATTTTGCATATCTCATCTTGTGTCTTTAAAATTCCTATATCAATCTTGCCTAGCAATTCCCCATATTTATCTATCTGATATCGCTCTATCATCACTATCAACTCGTTTAGGTATTGAAATGCCCCATGTTTTTTCTTAAATTTCTCTCTAAACTTTCCTCTATTCTCTAAAGGTGTGTCTTTATACATTGAGAAATACATTTGTAATTTAAACTCAATATTTCCCATCTACAGTACCTCGACCAACCACGCAATCAACCCTATAAGTCCTATCAACCCAAAACCGCCCATAAAAACAACTAAGCTGAATAATTCATCATTATTTAATATTATTTTTATGAACTCTTTCATATTTTATTTACTCCTATTTCTTTTTCTTTTCCTTTTTCTCTTTTTAATCTTATCTTCTATGCAAAAGTATATGTCTGCAACTCTATCAAGGAACCATTCCACCCCATCTGAAATAATCCCTCCAAGAAGCAATTCGTCTATCATTGTGATAAACGAAATAACACCTAACATTAAGAAGATGTAAACAACTATAAATATCAAAGTATCTATCATTATTTACCCCCTCCAAATATAAAAGCTACTATTCCGAACATAAAAACAAACAATCCTAAAGCCGCTAATTCTTCCATTATTTATTACACTCCTATTACATCTATATATTCTTTTAAATCTTCCAACCCATGATAATGATAACCCCTATCATCAATATATAAAGCTCCTACAGCTTTTTCGTTCGTAACCCCTATAACATTATCTTTAGTCCAATACATATTATCTTCCATGTCTTTATTAAATACTTCGAAACTAAGATTTAAGTCCATAACGTTAAGATATCTTGAACATATATAATTTAAATGTTCTACAATCTGTTGAGCAGGTCTGTTACTAGATATAACTATGTAATAATCCTTCATAAGCTCTTTCATATATGTTAATAAGTCATAATCTATCTCTCCGTATATAGATCCATCTTTCCAACCTTCGTAACCGGTATGTATAACTCCATCAAAATCAAACACTATTGTCTTTTTCTTCTTTTTATGTGATTCCTTTTCGAATGCTAACGTAACTCTACAAGCCTGTATTTCAGCTTCCATTTCTGTTAGCTTCTTTTCAATTTCCTCGAATTTTATCATCTTTCACCTTTTTCTCACTTTCTTTTTTGGTTGAATATCCGGACTATCTTTTGTATTCGGATATCTGTTCCATAATTCATAGACAATCTCGTCATGCTCTTTTTCTAGTTGCATGGATCTCAACGCCATCTGGTTTTCCTCTACCATTATTTCATTCAAACGTGTTACTAATTCGAAAGTGGTTTTATCCTTCATTTATATACTTACCGAACACGTATCCTGGCATTTTCATATCGTCCATGCTACTCTCTTTAATATGCTGTCTATATTCTTCCCATGCTTTATCAAACCATTCTTTGTCCCCATATTTTTTAATAAAGCTATCTAATATAATACAAACTCCCCCTGGTAAGTCATTGTAAAAATCTTTATTTATCTTTTTCATTTTTACCTCCAACTTTAATGCTAAATCCTTTGTAGAATAGTGCGCTAATTAATATCAGCCACCATTTTTGGAATATCACTGCTATAGCTGTAAAACATGCTAATACTACAATATTCCATAAAATCACTAAACCTAGTGCTTCAACGTCCTCTTTCTTCATTTTTACTCCTTTCATCAAACCAACTGTACATATAATCAACGCTGACTTGTGCCCAATCACGTCGACCTTTATAATCTATTGGTTTAACAGCTAAAAAGAATATAGTATCGCCAACTTGAATGATTCTATCATTTTTAAACATTTTAACTGGCGTCTCCCATTTTGCTGTTTGTTCCTTTACAGTCCACATCGCATAATTTGCATGCTGCATGTCAAAACACTCAACTATGTATTTCACTATTTCAGCTCCATTCTATTTAAAATATCCTCATACACTCTTTCTTGAACGTTCGGATATCTTACCCCATCAATGTATTGAGCATCTAATTTAGCTTCTTCATATTTAGTTAGAATATATTCTCCTAACTCAGCCATTTGTTTTAATAGTTGTTTGTTCTCTTCTTCAACGTCATCAATATGTTTCAACCACTCTGATAAATCTTCCATCGATTTCATATGTTTACCGGTTTCAACTTTATGGCCCAGTATCTCGAAATATGTTTTATCATTAGGTATATATAACAATGGTTGTTTATCCGTATTCTCTCTTTGAAAAAACTTAATGTTAGTAGTTTCTGGTAACATTATCGGATCTAAAATTTGGTGTAATCCACCGCGTCCTGGATCTATTTTATTCATAATCTCTCCTTTACTTTTTATCTATTTAGCCACTTCCCAAATATAAATCTAGGTCTGTCTATAAGCTCGTCTTCACAAACTACGTAACCTAGATTACCAACATGTCCATAATATAAATCTTTATCGAACTCTGGTAGGAAGTCATCTCTTCTCATACAGAAATTAAGGCATGCTATATTTCCATTCCAAGCCATTTCATCAACTTCATCGGCCGTAAGTTTTCTTTCTATACGAATCTCTTTTCCGCCAATGTCTTGATGTTTAACTTGCTTTTTTATCTTGTATTTCTTGTTTATCTCTATCATCTGTACTTATCCCCTTCAGTATCTTACGAATATCATCTTCGCTATACTGTCTATTTTTATATGTCGTATTTAATGTTTTCTCCCTTTTATGTAATTCTGCTAATATAAATTGTCTATTTTCCTTAGATGTCATTTTTGATTTGATTTCGTTATACTTTGACATTAGTTCCATGTCATTTTTAACAGTTCTTCTTTCTATTCTTATATCTTTTATTTTTCTAATTACGTTGTAACACCATAATATGCTTATTGGTTTGTTCTCAATATAATGTAAAATATCTTGTTCTTTACTATCTAGCTCACTTAATTTATTAACCAACGTAGTCCCATATTCATCTATACTATTTAGTAAAGTTACTGCTTCTGTTATTTTTGCCATTACATCCATTGTCGGCTCCCTTCATTATTTTTCCTAACCTTTTTAATATCATTTTTATCTTTCTTGAAACTGCTGACTGTGTCGTATGTAGCTCAGTTGCTAACTCTCTTTGTCTAGCCTTATCTGATCCATAATATCTTTTTAATAAATATTGTTCCTTCTCATTCAATAAATTAAAAGCCCTCTGTAAAGTTTCCATTGTTTCTTTTCTGATTAAATATTCATCCATGTTAAAATCACTAGGAATCATATCGATTAATAAAATCTCTCTACCGTCTGAATCGTTTAATACAACAGACTCTAGAGAAATAGTATTCTTGTTTGCTTTACGAGCAGGACCATTATCTAATCTAAGCTCTTTCAATATTTCATTTCTTATGCATCTGATAGCATACGTCGTAAACGTGAATCCTTTACCAGGATCAAAACTATCAGCAGCTCTGACCAACCCTATCAACCCTAGATCATAATACTCATCTAGTTCCTCATATAACCCCAACTGTTTAAGTGCAAAATAAATTAAATTTAAATTGTCTAAAATCAAATCATCTCTCATAATTTTTAATCCGGTTACCAACTACTGTCTATATCACACTCGTTCATAATATATTTCAAGTCGTCGTAGTGTTCTGGCAACATCTGTCCTTTTCTAGTTTCGATATATTCATTAGCTACGCTTAATCTATGATTTGCTATATCAAGCTTTTGTCTTAGATCTTTATTAGCGTATCTTAAATTTTTCATTTTTCTTTGGTTTTCGTTAACTACTCTGAAATGTTCCAGGTTTTGTTCTGGATTACTCATGTTTGCGAAATTAATCAGAGCTGTTAACGTATTAATATGATCTTTCAGAATATATACCTCGTTCTCTAATTCATTAATATTTTTAAACGAAGTAATAAGTGCCTTCTCTAATTCTTCATATGTAAGTCTTTTCGGCTCTGTATTTAAACCATAATGACAATGCTCCGCAAACTTCTTCCATTTCTCTAATATAATTTGTTCGTCAGTATTGTCTTCTGGAAATATCATAGTAAATTGTCCATCTTTATTCGGTTCAATTCTCATTTTAATGCCTCCGCAATTTCTTCTGCATACATTATATAATCGTCGTAACTACCTACTTCTATTTTCACAGGCACATCATCAAATTGATACTCGATATACATATATTTATTATCGCCTATTGCATTGTAATAAATCTTTTTAATGTTACTTAATGACACATATGTATCGTAAATTCTTATCATATTAATCCTCCCTAATTTTTAACTCGTAATCTTTACAGCCTAAAACTTCATTAATATACTCTTCTAGATTTTTTCTAGATATAGTTATTTCTCTTTTAACCCTATGACGAAGTGGGCCCAAAGGATCTATTGAAAAACCATCTTCCTCAGCAATCATCGCTATGGGTTCTAATTTATCAATTAAATCTACTTTCTTTTTCATTTGTAGATATTCGTCTAACCCTATAATTACTTTATTATCCACATTGAACCTCCGAATCCTCAGAGTTTGTGTAAGTGTGTGGAACCTTCTTATTAAATGTTACACTGCTGTTATCGCATGTAAATTTGTATGGTGGGACCATTTCTTTTTCGCTTTCGCCTCTATAAGTTATTTTCGTATTAGCATATGGTCCGTAATACATAGACTTTAATTCTTCGTATCTTCCTTTAATCATTAATAATTCTTTATATTCCTCTATAGAAATATAAATCTTTTCTTCGTATTCCATTTTTAATAATCTCCTTTACAAATATAAAAGAAGACTAAGGCTTTTTAACCCTAGTCCTCTCTAACACTTTTTTATTCTCACGTATGACTTCCATGCGTCTGTCATATTCCTCGTGATCATCTAATTCTAACTTGTGTAATTCTACATGATTTTCGTTGGATAGTAGAAAACTCTCTTCATATATTGTATGTTGTGTTTTTCGAAACGGTGGATCATGATGGAGCACTAATTTTTCTTTAGCGTACTTCTCCATATTGTACATATCCACTCTGCCGCATTGTAGAAACAATTGCTGCTTAACTTGTCTCGATCCAGGTCTTCTACTCATACACGAACCTCAATTATTTCAAATAGCTACTGCCGCAATATACAATTACACCATTGTAATTCACTTTAGCCCAACCATTTGTTACCCCTAAATATTCAACTACAGTGCCAGATCTAACTGCTTTATAGACATTGTTACCGTACTTAGGTTCCTTTCTTAAATTTAACCAAGTACAATAAGCAATCTTTTTATAAACTTTATCTGTCGCTGTTGGTTGTAATTTAATATCAGCCTCAGCAACCCATCCCAAACCATCGATATGATATGGTTTAGCGCCGTTAGCAGTTAGTTTAATAGTTCCTTTGTAGTTAGTCATATAACGACCTCTACCGTTACCTTTAGAGTCTCTGTATAAATATCCATTCAATATAATTTTGTTATTTTTTTCGAACTTCAATTTAGCAGGAGCTGGGTTAGGATTAACTGTAGGTTTGCTATCCTCAGGAGCAGTTATTTTACCTACCGCTGGGTTAACAATACATCCTCTAAAGGAATATCCAGAACCATGTCCCCATCTACCGTTTGTATTGTATCTGTGAGAGTTCCAGAATGCAGAACTTCCATAACCAGACTCTGATGTATAAATATGATTTTTATCGTAGATCTTTTCAACTACGAATACGTGTCCAGCACCATCGTTTCCTGATAATGTATTACCTTTTTGCATTACCATGATTCCGCCAAGTACTGGATAATCAACAACTTCAAGACCCATACTTTTAGCTCTTTCGATGAAGTTTTCTGCGTTACAGTTTAATGATGGATATTTCATACTTCCGATAATTTCATTAAATCTTCCGCAAGCATATCCAACGCAGTTTGCAAGAACATTACAATTTTTGTCGGTTGGACTACCTTGAATACATGTGCTATAGCCGCCTTTTGATTTTGTAATATAAAATTTATTTCCTGCACCTGGTTTACTCGTTCTCTGTGTGAACATTTTCAACGTCACCATCCTCTACTAAAGTATCTAAGCTGTCCTCATTAAAAGTTGTTTGTAATTCTTCAACATTACTCATATTTTCATCTCCTTTTTTTAGTTATTTACTGCGTATTTAGTTCGTAAAATATCACCGTATTTTTTCAACTGATAGTTTACGATTCTTATATATAAGTTATTTACATCGATGTCTTTATACTTTTTTAATATCTTCCTTTTGCAATTTTCAGCGTTCTTGAAACACTTATCTCTATATTGTACGAATGCACATTCCTCTTTAAATTTTTTTAAACACATTTTAAATCACCTTTAATCCTTTTTCTTTGTTTCCTCTTTTTCATATTTTACTGGTTGGATTGATCCAACGTTCGTAGGGTTGTCTAAGCACTCATGACAAGGGTCTTTATGACCTGGTACGTTCTTGTGTTTACAATTGATACAGTACTTTTCAAACTCTACCATTTTGTCGATAATTTCCATATTACCTCCTTATTTTTGAATCTTATTCATTATCACCTTTTTTATAGATTTACCTAAGGTGTAACCAACAAATAACCCAATGCCAAATTTAACATTATCAGCAAAAGTGTTTTTTGGTTCTTCTTCTTTTCTGCAGACGATAATGACATACTTTGTATTCTCCTTATTCTCCATGTCTTCACCTCCTTTAAATAGTCCACTTAGCCCATTTTCCCTCATTAAAGTTTTTCTTCTCTCTCAATGCTTTAGCTATAGCTAGATCAATACCGCTTCTACTTTTGAGATGATAGTAATATAAATCAGTATAAGGCGTGTTTAATCTGTCTATTCTTCCACATGATTGTTGCATAATCTTATATGAGTAATTTTGACTAAAAAATATAATTGTATCGGTTTTAATACAGTTCCACCCCTCGGCCCCTGCGGTATACTGAACTAAATATACCCATTTATCTGTATCTGGCACCGGTTGGTGTTTGTGTCCGTTCCATTGAGCGACTTCTACATCGCTTTCTAATGGAAGATTAAGCAACATATCCAACTCATAATCAAAGTTGTAAAATATAATAGCCCTCGGACACTTCTCCAACAGTTCTAAAAGAGCTGCTACTCGATGTTCGGATTCGTTTACAATACGCCTTAGAACATAGCAAAGACCACTAGCTTGTTGGATAGGTTCGTCCTTATAAGGGTCCCATCTCGTTCTAGTGGCCTCTCTATATTTTCCAGCATCATACAGAACAAATACTTCTTCGTGATGCGCTATAGTTTTTCGTCTGAAGTCCATGTCGATCAGAATTTTATTTCGTAATTTGATCAACCTTCCAGTGTTTATATATCGTTCTACTTTTGGATACTTACTAAATCTAGAGTATACAAAGTGTTCACGCGCGAATTCCGTTTTGTTACGATAGAATCCGTTTGCTATAAACACCGGGATATAATCTTCCCATTTATCTCCTGGAGTTGCTGATAACAGAATCCAGTCGTTCATGTTTGCGATTTTTATAAACGATTTAGACCAAGCTCCCCAACCAACTACACGTTGCTCGTCAAATATAAAGAATGCATTCTTAACGTTTGCATACTTTTGAATATTGTTCCAGCTATCAACGACTATCTTATTTTTATATAGTTCGTTAACCTCTTCATGTGTAGACATTAGAAAGT